GCTCATTTGGAAGTTTCCTTTGCTTCGGCTAACCAAAACTCGTGGTTGCGCCAGGTGAATTTGTATTGTTTGAGCTTGCGGTGTTTGCGGCAGATGGTGTTGAGGTTTCGACAGTCGATGCCGATGACGGCGGCAACTGCGCCTTGAGACTCATACCATTTGCCATCGAGGGCGAGCGGGTGTTTGGAGTGGAAGTTGCGGCCCTTGCCTGCGCGGTGAGTTGTTCCGCGCAGATGTGCTTGTGATATTGCTTGCTGAGGAACGCCGGTTTGGCGAGAGGCCTCAGCTTGTGACTCGTAAGTCACGCCGTCGATCTCAACCGGGACTTTGCGGGTCATTGGCCTTTCCTTTGTCTGTAGTGTCGGTGGGGGTGGCGAGGGCGAGGATACCGGAGGCTATTGCTTGCCCTGCGGCTTCGAGTCCTGCGCGGTATTTTTCTTCGAAACCTTTTTTAGCTAGAGGTCCATTTTGCCGCTGACACTGATAAGCAATTTCTGCACACTCCCGCACCACCGCAGCCCGTTCTGCGCGGCGTGCTTCCTCGGAGGAGGCGAGGGCGGCTTGCAGGCGTGCGATTTCGGTTCTGGCCTCTAGCAGAGAGTAAAACAATGCCACTGTGAGGTTGTTGGATGGAGACAGCCCCATGGGGGTATCGTATCGAAACCACTTAACGGGCCGATCGTTGTTGTTTTCATCATACTGCACAGACCATTTTTCGTCTATCTTTAGGTCTTTCATGTCTGTTGCTCCTTTGCGCGGGCGAGGGCGGCGTCGGCTACGTTTTTTGCATTACTTTGTTCCCATTCCTGCTCTACGCTGGTCATTGGAGCGCATTGTGTTTGGAAACTTTCCCAGCCCTCAATGAAAGCTGCCTTCACCAGTTCAGCGATTAGCTTGTCTTTGGCGGCGACCTCTGCTGCGCGCCTGGTCTTTTCCATCTCGTATGCGTCGTGATACGAGGCCGCTTCTGCTTGCAGTCTTGCGATCTCAGCGTCTTTCCGGGCTGCTTCCTCGGTGCCTGCGTCATAGTGCTGGTTAACGGTCATGGCTGGCCTCATTTTCAGAAAAATTCATCTCAGTCTCCATACTGCTTTATCACGTCATCATCCATTCGGCGCAGTTGCCAATCCGGGCCAAGCTGTGCTTGCAGTTGTTTCGCGTGAGTGATGGTGCCACGCCAAGCCCAAGCACGACTTTGCATATGTTGCTCTGTAGTGAAGTGCAACCACACTCGCAGCCTGTGGTTATACAACCGGCGCAGCTGTGGTTGATGGTTGAGCGGTGCTCCGCGAACTTGATGGTAGCTCATTCTGGTCTCCGTTGGGAGGGGTTTCCCCCTCCCGGCTGGTTGTCAGGCGAAAGGCCGATAGTTATCGCTTTCGGCCAGAACGATGACAAAAACTCCGCGATAGAGCATTCCGAGGCGGCAGTCAAGAATGCGACCGGCGGAAATATCGCTGAGTTCTTGCAGAGAATGCTCCCAAGAATTGATCGGCTTGGCCAGATAGTCCAAAAACACCATCGGCTCGTCTCCACCTTTGGTCAGTGCGAGTTCGGGGTCTTTGTGCACCACAATGTCACCCGGCTCGAAATCGAACCGCTGTTGCAGCTTGGCGTAGTGGCCCGCCAGCTTTTCGATGATCTGTTCCTGCGTCAGCTGGGGTTCTTTTTCTTCTCCCTGCTGCATTCCACCTGCCAGAAAAGTTGCGAGATCCATGTTGTATTCCTTTGCTAAACCGTGCAGAAGCGCACGGGAAGACTGCGGAGCCTTCCGATGGGCTTCTGGGGGGAGGCGAACCTCCCCCCAAAACTGTCAGTCAAACAGATCATCATCAACGGTCTTAGGCACCACGTCGATTTCGTTACCGTCCTTGTCGGTGACTTTGAAATCCCCGATCTCGTAGCGATCGAACCGCAACCAACGACTGGTGCGCTTGCCGGGCTCCAGATTGTGATGGCGAATGACGAGCACATCATAGGCTGTGACGGCGGCTCGGCCCGGAACGAGGGCAGTGACTTCTTCGTTCAGGGCCCTGACGATGTTGCGATACCGATAACATCGCTGACGAAAGTTGATCGCCGCCCCGACTGTCGGAAACGTGACAATCATGCCTGGGTTATCGAGGGCCTTGTTCATGACCTGCTCGCAATCTTGATATGCGGCAGGCGATTTGTTATAACCTCGGGGCATCAGCTGAGCTCCGCCGGGTTGTGAACATACGGCTTGCCGTCTTTTTCGATCAACAGCGTTGTCACGTTCCACGGGTGAACCTTGCGGCGGGTGAGTTTCTGAAACTTGGCGATGGCCAGCCGATGACCGTCGAAGGAGGTTTCTGCTTCCGTTTCGACTGTTTCTTTCGAACCGGTGTAGAAGCTGCGATATTTGTTCATTGGGGGACTCCGAATGTGATGAAGGTGCCGACGGCGAGCAGCAAGAACGGCAGGCCGATCATGAAGGCTGAGATGAGCAGAAACTCACCCAGCCAAACTGCGATGCCGTAGCGGCGGATGAGGTTGAGGTAGGGTTTCATTTCTTTTTTCCTTCATATATTATGAGATTGATTGCAGCCAGTGTTGCGAGCCAGTTTGCCTTTTCAAAACTACCGACAGCAGCGCATATTACGCTCACAACGATTAGAGCGACGAATAAAACTGCGTTCATTCGTGCCGCTCCGTTGTCAACAAGAGCCTTTGCTTGCTCCCGCCCTTTTCCATGAAATCATTAAAGCGAGCGCAGAGGGCTAACCGGCCTGATACTGGCAACGCCATGATTGACATGAAAGCGTTTTCGACTGGATCACGCAAGGCCACCGTGCGCGCACGATGAACCTCGGTGTTGTGAGCATAATAAGACGTCAGTCTGGGCGCCATGTTCATCCCCATTGCTCCTCGGCCAGCCGCACCTCGCGTGGTGGCTTAATTTCAAACACCTCTGCGAAATGCTGATTGAATTCTTCGAGCGCGTCGAGCATGTCGAACGTGTCGTCGTGACGCAGCTTGGCTTCGCCGTAGCGATCTTTACGCTTGGTCATTTTTGGCTCCGTTGATGAGGTTTGTGAGGTCTTCGATTGCCCGCTGATATTGTCCGCGCTTGTATGCGGTGCCTGTAATGCGAGCGGCTTTGTCAAGGATTTCTGCGCCAGAATGGCGGCTGTTCCTCATGCCCGCTGCCAAAAGCCGCAGATGGCCGCGAATAAAAATCGCCATGCCTTGTTCTTCTCTGGTCATTTCAGCTCTCCCAGATACTGCGCCTCGCAAAAGGCGGAACCAAGCAGGTTGAGCTTCACGTCATCCGACAACCAGCGGTCCGGTGTTTTGGAGTTTGATGCACACATTGCGCGCACCCTGAACTCGTTCTCCCCGACAGCTATCTTGCGAATGCCGTCGACAGTCAGCATGTAAATGAACATTTCAAACCTCCATGATTTGCACTGGCACAATTACGCAGTCAGATGCTTTGCGTGACTGGATCGGTTCGAGATGCAACGTCTCGTTAATCTCACCGAAATAGTTACTCACGTTGCGGTGCAGCCTGCCGGCGAGCCAAAAACGCAAGGCCATCTTTGCGGCCTTGCGTGAGGTGAACAAACGCGGCGGATGCGCTGCGGTAAACTCCATGTGAGTTCCTCCGCGACTTCCATTTGGGCGTGGCATATACCAGCCGGTTGAAAGCTGTTTGATTACGAAAAATGTCATTCCGTTCTCCGTTGTTGTTTCTTTCGAGACTTGTCTCGGTGGCAGTCATCATCAGGCGGGGAATGCCAATCCCCACAACGCCTTGCGGCGTTTCGACGGCTTTACTCGTCGCTTCGCATTTCAACCTCCCTTGTTGGCAATCGCCAGACACACTGGTCCCGTGCACCCACGATACCATAAATTGATCCCCGGCACAATCGCGGCATCAAGCCCCGTGGCACGGTCCGGTGTGCGGGTGTATGCGTCTGACACTCGTCGCTATGGTGGGGGATTGGCTAAATCGGACCGTTTTTCAATGTGCCGTTGTCACGGGTGCCGTTGGACCATATCGCCTCATATGTATGTGAGGGGGTGAGGGTGTTCCTAGAATGTTCCAAAAAAAAAAAAATTTATAAACTCATAAAAAACAACAACTCCGAGGTGGTATGGTTCATACACCGCGCGAACGGACCATATCGGAAACCGGGTCAATTTAGCCAATCCCCCACAATACACGCAACTCTCAGGCGCATACGCCAACACACCGGAAACGGGGGCATTGCTGCCCCCGAGGTTGTATCAGAGCTTGATATCAATCGCCATTGCCGCAAGCTCGGCTGCCGCTTTGGCTTCCGCCTCGAGTATGGTCTCGGCTTTGCGCACAATGGAGGCTTTCCAGCCGTCGTCCTGCTTGCCAAAGATCTCCCAAACAGCCGCGTCGCGTTCGCTCGGGGACATGTCTTTGTAACCTTCGACGTGGGGCTTGATCTGGTCGCGAACGATCGAGATGACCTTCTTGTCAACGGTCGAAAGCCCGAGCCCGCCGTTGCCGCGCTCTGCGCCCCAATCACCGGCTGCGAGTTGATCCGCAACCTTCTGCATCAGAGCCTCGCCGGTTTCCGCCACTTTCGGCCCGTTGGCGGCGATCCATTCCCGACGCTCAGCCGCCGTCAGGTTCTTCCATCCGTCATCGTTGCCGTATGCGACCTGTGCCGCACCAGCCGCCGCGTCGGCGATCTTTTGCTTCAGCCCGTGCAACGTGGCTTGCCTGATGATCTCGGGCGACAACGCCGAGGGAGTGATCGTGACGCTTTTGCCGCGCGACTCGACAACAAAAGTATTGGTGAAGTTGATTTGCATTTTCGTTTCTCCGTTAGCTTTGTCCGGTGAACCATTCACCGTAGGGCCATCTATGCACATCCCGCGATGATTCGCAACAACGGATTTTGCCCCCATGCGAGTTTGTTTGTGCCAAAATGTCGCACGCACGGCCTTGCTTTTGCGAATGACTCGCAACAATTTTTCCCCGACTGCCCGTGCCTGCCCACGCAAGGCCACCCCCCGGTTCGCCGACACCCACCCCCCTCCCCTCTATAGACCCCCCTCGCTAAATTTGTAGTTTCAAAACATGAGCCATACTTTCTTTCCCCCTCGCTAAAAATGTAGCGCGAAGCGCTTGAGCCATACCTTTTCCGTGCCATATTGACTCGAGCGTGCGAAGGAGGTAGAATGCAGAGGACCGGCGGAAAAGTGGCCGGAGCCATACAGGAATAGGAAAGTGAGCCTCGAACAAGATATCCTCGCCGCCTTGGGGCCGGGCAGGTTGCCGGTCAAGGTTGAGGCCGAGATTGTTCGGGAGATCACCGACGCCGATATCGCTCGGCTTGTGACTACGCCCGCAGGCACCGCGCCTCAAGAAATCAAAAAGATCACCGAGCGCCATCACATGGTCGCACGACTGCTCGCGGCAGGGACTCCCGAGGGCGAAGTCGCCATTATCACCGGTTACACGCTGTCGCGAGTTTCGGTGCTTAAAGGCTCGCCTGCGATGCAAGAGCTCATCGCTCTGTATAAGAAGGCCGTCGACACCGAGTTCGTTGCGGTCTTCGATCACCTCGCTGGTTTGTCCAAGGACGCGCTGACTGAGCTTCGGGAACGGCTTGAGACCGAGCCGGAGAAGTTCTCCAACAAACAGCTGCTTGAAGTCCTCGACGCAACCCTTGATCGCACCGGGCATCCCCGAGCCAAGGAAGTCAAGCAAGAGGTCAACGTCAACATCCGCGATAAACTCGATGCTGCTCGCATCCGTGCTCGCCGAGCTGCACAGGGTGAAATCATCGAGGCCGACTATAAAGAGTTGCTCAATGGATGAAGAACTGCTCGAGGAACTCGGCAAAAAAGCCTATGATCCTCTCAGCTTTGTCTATTGGGCTTTTCCTTGGGGCGAGCCCGGCAGCGAACTTGCTGAGGAAAAAGGCCCGGATGAGTGGCAGATCTGGGTTTTGACTCAGCTCCGTGATGGCGTCATTGACGTAAACACAGCAATCCTCATCGCAGTCACTTCGGGCCACGGTATCGGCAAGTCCACCCTCGTTGCTTGGATCGTCCTCTGGGCTTTCACGACTTTCCCCGGCACTCGAGGCGTTGTGACCGCCAACACCGAGAACCAGCTCAAAACCAAAACTTGGGTCGAGATTGCCAAGTGGCATCGGCTGTTTCTCGCCAAGCATCTGTTCAAACTCACCGCCACCGCCCTGTTCTGCGTTGACGAAGAACTCGCCCGTGAGTGGCGGATCGACATTGTTCCTTGGTCCGAGCGTAATACGGAAGCCTTCGCGGGTCTGCACAACGCAGGCAAACGCATCTTGATCGTTTTTGATGAGGCTTCCGCAATCCCGGATATCATCTGGGAAACAACCGAGGGTGCCCTCACTGACAAAGACACCGAAATCATCTGGTGCTGCTTTGGAAACCCAACTCGAAACACAGGGCGCTTCAAGTCCTGCTTCCCCGGCGGCAAGTTCGCACACCGCTGGAAATCCCGTGAAGTCGACAGCCGCACGGTTCGCCGCACGAACAAAGACCAGCTTAATAAATGGGTCGAGGACTATGGCGAGGACTCCGACTTTGTTCGCGTCCGTGTTCGAGGGATGTTCCCCCGAACTGACGCACTGTCTTTCATCCCATATGACTTGGCGGTGGAGGCTTCCGCTCGCCAAATACCTGAGCAGTTTGCCCCTTGGGTGCTCGGCGTTGACGTTGCTCGCTTTGGCGATGACCGGACGGTTATCTATCCAAGGCGAGGACGTGATGCTCGCTCCCTTCCCCCTCGCATCTACCAGGGACTTGACACCATGCAGGTCGCCACTCGAGTGATGGAGATGCACTATGAACTCCAGTGCGCCGCAATCTTTGTCGATGGAACAGGCGTCGGAGCGGGCGTTGTGGATCGACTGGCCTCCCTTGGACTCCCCGTCATTGACGTTCAGTTTGCCGCAAAACCCGACGGTTCTAACGTGACCGATCCCGGTGTAGCCTATGGCAACAAGCGAGCTGAAATCTATGGAGCCCTTCGCGAGTGGCTTCGCATCGGAGCAATCCCCGAGACCATAGCGCGGAGCGATATCAATCTCCCTCGCGAAATGGCGATCCCGACTTATTCCTTCAACGGGCAGAATAAAATCATGCTCGAGCCGAAGGACGCTATCAAAAAACGAGGCGAGGCCTCTCCTGACATTACCGACGCCCTTGCTTGCACCTTCGCTTATCCGATCCCTGAAATCCGGGCAATGGCGCCGATGAAGGCCAAAAGCGAGTATGATCCCTACAAGGATTTCTACAATGTTTAAGAAACCAGCTGCTCCACCACCGCCGCCGACCCCTTCCACAACCGCTGATGCGTCACAGGGTCTGACTACCGGACCTCGGCGCCAGTTCAAGCTGCCGGGCGTTTACAGCGCGCAGCCCAATACCATTCAGCGGAGCAAGTCTGGAGGCACTTCGTGATCAGCCTTCAAAAACCGGCAATGGAAAAACTCGTCGCAACTCACCTTGCGATGGACCTGGAGTTTGCCAACTGGCGACCCCACCTTCAGGAGGTTGCTCAATATCTCCTGCCTCGCCGCTACGCTACCCTTGCCGAGAACTCTCCGCTTGCACCTACGCGAGGCAACGGTTCCAACCGTGCCGCTAAGTCGCGCAACAACAAAATCCTCGACAGCACCGGGACCAAAGCCCTTCGTGATCTTGCCGCAGGTATGCTCAATGGCATCACTTCGCCCGCACGGCCTTGGCTTCGCATTCGTGAGATGGGTTACGAGCACTATCGTTCGATCGAGCACAAAGCTTGGTATGAAGAAGTCGCTCGGCGAATGCTTCTCGTTATGGCGGGCTCGAATTTCTACAATTCCCTCGCCATCGTCTATCTCGATCTCGCTGCCTTCGGCTCAGCCTGCTGTCTCATCTACGAAGACTTTGACGACATTATCCGCTGCTATAATTCTCCACTCGGTGAGTTTCGTTTCGGTGTTGATCATCGCGGAGTTGTGTGTCGATACAGCCGCACATTTGCCCTCACTGTCGAAGAGACTGTGAAAAAGTTCGGTATCGAAAACGTTTCGAAACGAGTGCAGGAAGCACACAAACGGGGCGGAGCTGACGCTCAAAATTACATCACCATCTGTCATCTCATCGAGCCCAACCTGGACGATGATCGTTCCATTCCCTCGCGGTTTGGTTATCGTGAGTTTTATTGGGAAGCGGGAACCAATACCGGACAACTGCTACAGCGCAATGGCTATGGCGAAAAGCCAGGCCTGTTCACTCGTTGGGAAGTTACTGGCAACGATATTTACGGAACCAGCCCCGGCCAAGATGCGCTGCCTGACGTTATCCAGCTGCAACACGAAACCCTGCGCAAAGCTCAGGGGATGGACAAAATCGTCAATCCGCCTATCGTGGTTGAGTCTGCCACGCCCTTCACTCAGGTTGACTTGCTTCCAGGCGGTATGACTCGAGTTGGGTCCGGTGCCTCATTCGGCGCCAAGGCGGTTTATCAAGCCCAACTGCCCCTCAACGAAATGACGGTTGATATCAACTTTCTTCGTATGAGGATACAAGAGACTTTCCACAACGATCTGTTCCGAATGATCTCGAGCCTCGAGACTGTTCGATCGGCGACTGAAATCGATGCAAGGCGGGAAGAAAAGCTTGTTTTGCTTGGTGCTGTGCTCGAGCGTTTCGAGAACGAAGCTCTTGACCCTGCCGTTAAGCGTATCTACAGCATCATGCTCCGCAAGGAACTGCTGCCCGAACCGCCGGAAGACCTCGATCCAACCGCCATCGACGTTCAGTATGTCTCGATCTTGTCCGACGCGCAGCGGGCTATCGGCACCGTCTCGATCGAGCGTTTCACGCAATTCTACGGCAACATGTTGTCTGTCGACCCTGAGTTGAAAATGACCGTCAATATGGACGAAATTCTCCGCGACTATGCCGATCGTCTGAACGTCACAGCCGCTGGTCTCTACAGCCGCGAACAAGCTGCGGAAGCCCGTCAACAGGCGAACGAACTTAACCAAACTCGCGAAGCGGCGCTGGTGGGCAAAGATTTGACTGATGCCGCATCCAACCTGTCCCAAACCGAAGTCGGGGGAGGCCGTAAGGCTCTCGACATTCTTCTCGGCGGATAATGGTTGCGATAATGGAAAGAGCGTGATAAGATGGCGGACAGGACAAAGCGACTTCAAAAGAGCTACGCAAAGCAGGATGAGTTCTTCATAAACGACGGACTGAGGGCCCTCACCAAATCTTACAACGGCCGCAGGTTTATTTGGTGGCTGTTCAGCGAAGCGGGGCTCTTTAACAATCCGTTCAACACGAACGCACTCAGCACCGCTTTTGCGGCAGGAAAGATGGACATAGGCCAGGCCGTTCTCGCTAGACTTCTGGAAGTTGATGATGAGGCCTATATCAACATGCAACGTGAAAATGCGTTGCTGCAGAAGCAACGGCGAGAGGAGTTAAAACAAGGAGAAGAAGATGAAGACGAACTGGATGATTAACTTGCCGCGCATCTATTGGGAAGGCGCGACTGAGGGCACGCCGACACCGGCCCCCGCTCCGACTCCGGCTCCTGCTCCGGCAGCTACGCCGCAGTCTCTCATTCAAGGGGATCAAACCCCCGCAAACCCTACGGCGCCGTCGGAACCCGCTGCCTCGCTCATCTCGCCCGACGCGAAGCCCGCATTCGTGAGCGAACCAGTTTCTTTCAAAGACGAGACGTTCGCCGAAGATATCAAGCCCCTGATCCCTGAGAACTTCGAGGTTGATCCCGAGGGCATGAAAGAATTTTTGACTGGTATCAACAACGCAGCTTCGCGTGCTGATATCGTCAAACACGTCCTGCAGACCTATGCCGATGTGCAGAAGGCGCAGCAAGAGTCCGCCGCCGGAGAGTTCAAGGCGCGGATAACTGACTGGCAGAAGCAGACTCGAGAGCACCCGGAATACGGAGGAGCGAAACTCGATCAGTCTTTGGCCAACGCTAAGCTGGTGGCGCAAACCTATGGGGGGAAAGAGTTTTTCGATTTCCTCGAGGTTACCGGCGCAGGATCGCATCCTGAGATGCTTGCGTTCCTCAACAAGGTGCACAAGGAGATGACCAAAGAAGGAACCCCCCTCATTGCACCTTCTGTTTCCACTGAGCGGAAGTCTTTGGCTGACCGCATTTTCACATCCTCGGAGAAAAACTAAATGGCAACCCTTGCCTCCAATAACCCGACCCTGCTCGATTGGCAGAAGTCGATGGACCCTGACGGGTCGGTCGCTGCTGTCATCGAAATTCTCAACGAAACCAACGAGATGCTTGCCGACATGACCTGGATCGAGGGCAACCTCCCCACCGGCACCATCACGACCATTCGGACCGGCTTGCCCGAACCGACCTGGCGCAAACTCTACGGCGGTGTCCAGCCGACCAAATCGACTCGGGAACAAGTCACCGAGTCCTGTGGTATGCTGGAAGACTACGCCGAAGTCGATAAGGCGCTGGCGGACCTCAACGGCAACATCAACGCTTTCCGCCTGTCGGAAGCGCGGCCGCATATCGAGGGCTTCAACCAGTCGATGCAGCAAACGCTGTTCTACGGCGACACTGAAGTCAACCCGGAACGGTTCACCGGGCTGGCTCCGCGTTACAGCAGCCTGTCCGCTGACAATGCCGACAACATCATCGACGCTGGCGGCACCGGCACTGACAACCGCTCCATGTGGCTGATCTGCTGGAGCGAAGAAACCTGCCACGGTCTGATCCCGAAAGGCTCTCAGGCCGGCCTGCAGATCAATGACAAAGGCCAGGTGACCATCGAGAACGCCGATGGAAGCAATGGCCGGATGGAAGCCTATCGCACCCACTTCCGGTGGGACGCTGGCCTCTGCGTCAAAGACTGGCGCTATATTGTTCGCATCTGCAATATCGACTACAGTCTTCTGTCGGCCGATGCCTCGACCGGCGCCAACCTGCCCGAGCTGATGTTCGATGCAGAAATGCGTCTGCCCTCCATGTCGATGGGCCGCTCCACCTGGTATGCCTCGCGGGATATCATCACTAAATTTGGTCAGCAGTTGACCAACGGGGTGAAGAATTCCACCCTGACGATGGAAAATGTGGGGGGCGTGAAATCCGTCACTCACAACGGCATTCCGATCCGGCGTGTGGACAAGCTCGCCGTTGACGAAGCCCGTGTGGTCTGAGGAGATCTTCAAATGATTATGGACGAACGCAGCGAGTTCTGCGACAAACTCTCGGTTGCAGCCGCAGCCGGCACCGCCCTGGTTGGCGATGTAATGGACCTCGGAGCCAATGTCAAAAACATTGGTCGAGGGACTCAGCTTTATCTCGTGGTGACGGTGACTACCACCTTCACCTCGGGCGGCGCCGCCACGGTCAACATTCAGCTCTGCTCGGACTCGACGGCGGACCTGAACACTTCACCGACTGTGCATTGGGAAACTGGCGCAGTCGGTTTCGCTACCCTGACGGCACGGACTGTCTCGGCCCACGCCAAGCGGTTCATCGTCGCACTTCCGCAGGGTCTGCCTTACGAGCGCTACCTTGGGATCAAGGTCGTGACAGCGGCAGCTATCACTACCGCCGGCTCCATCAGCGCGTTCCTGACGCCGCATCCTGACAATTGGGATGTTTATCCGGAGGGCAATAACTGATGCGTGTTGTCCTCAAACGTCCCGCCTACGATGGATTGCGTTATTTCAATGCCGGCCTGGCCGAAAATTGGGATGACGAAACTCCGCTTCCGAAGGATGCTCGTGAAGCCCTGCCGGGCGAAACTGCCGACACGGCCCTGAAAAAGCCGAAAAAGCAGCAGCCCAAGGCGCTTTCCCAGATCGCGCAGAAGTCGCGTGAAGAACTGGAAAAGGAAATCAGCGCCAAGTTCGAAGCTGAGGCCAAAAAGCAGGCGGATGAAATCGCTGAGCTGAAAGCCAAACTTGCCGAGATCGAGCCGGCAAAAGACGAGAAGAAGGCCAAAATCTGATGGTGAGCACGGTCCTTGACATTTACAACGCTGCCTTGTCGGCCTGTCATGCTAAGGGCCGTGTTTCTTCTTTGACAGAAAACTCTCGAGAACGGGAAGAATGTGATATCTGGTATGATCTCGTTCTCGAAACAGTTCAAGAAGCCGCGTGGTGGCCGTCGAGTAAAGCCACCGAGCGACTTGCTTTGCTGACAACACGAGACACAAACGCAGCCTGGGTCGCAACCGATCCGCTGCCGCAGTATAACTACAAATACTCCTTGCCGACTGGTTATCTTCGAGCTTGGCATCTGACGGATTTCACTCAGTTTGAACTCGGTTACGATGCCACTCGAGAAAAAACAGTCCTGCACAGCAACACTCCGAACGCAAGCCTCACTTATGCGCGCAAGCAAGAGCTTGTCGGCACCTGGACGCCGGGGCAGCGGAATGCGACTATATATGGACTCGCCGGGCACATTGCGGGCGCGTTGACAGGCCGAGGCGAAATCGTCCAAAAGAATTTCAACCTCGCCAATCAGTTGCTTGCCGATGCCCAAGCTGCTTCAATGCCGGTCGGACAGCAACAGTTGCAGTTCATCCCCTCCGTTCTACAAGGCCGAGGCTATAGCGATTTCTCTCACACTGAGGTTCGTTATTACTATCCGATGGGCGGACTGTTTTCTGCGGGAGCTACCCCAGCATGACTGAACCGTTTGTTAAAGCAGCCTTTACTGGCGGTGTTCTTGCGCCGGCTTTCTATGGTCGCTCTGACATGGAGAAGTTTGACCTTGGTATCCGGCAAGGTTACAATTGGTGGGTGGATTATCGAGGCGGGATCAGTGTTCGACCGCCCCTTGAGTTTTGTGATTACATCAAAGAGGATGACAAGCGCGTTCGGCTCATGTCCTTCTCTTTCAACAATGACAGTGCAAACAATTATATTCTCATCTTTGGCGACCGTTACGTTGCCTTTGCTCGTGACGGAGCCTATATCACCGAAACCGCAAAAACAGCTACGATCGCGGCAGGTGTCAACACAACAGTTACTTCAGCTGCTCACGGTTTCTCAAACGGCGACTGGATTAAGCTCTACGGCACGGGATTGCCTTACGAAACGTTTGAGGTGAAATCCGTCACCGCCAATACTTTTCAGCTTACTACGCCGTTTGGCGTTCCGATGAACTCGGTAGGCTATTCGTTTTCTGGCACTTATTCTTTGGCTCGAATTTATATGCTGCCTAGCCCTTATTCGGCGGGCAGTCTTCTTCGCCTTACTACATCGCAATACCGTGATGTGCTCTATATTACATCCAACTCTTATCCGCGAAAGAAACTCATTCGCACCTCAGACGCTTCTTGGGCCTTCGAGGACGTAGAGAACGTCCCCAGCATACCTGCGCCGGTTGCGACTGCCATTACCTCTTCTGTTGCAGGAACCGCTGGAGTTTGCTATGCAGTTACTGCCGTGGACTCAAACGGCGAAGAAAGCCTGTTGTCCAACATCATGCTCAGCGAGACCGTTGTTTTCATGCCGACAACGGCAGGGGAAATAACCTTCACCTGGAACGCAGTTGCTGGTGCAATCAAATACCGAGTCTATCGCTCCCTCTTGACCATCGTGGGCGCCTCCATTACCAAAGGCGAAACCCTTGGTTATCTCGGAGAAACCTTGTCCACTTCATTTGTGGACACAAACATCATTCCTGATTTCACCAAAACTCCACCAACCTATGATGATCCGTTTGCCGACGGCGCTGTTCTTTATATCGACATTACAGCCGGAGGTTCTGGTTACGCGAAAACCGGAACAACTGTCAACCTTAGCGGCGGAACAGGGTTCTCTGGTGAAGTAATTGTAGATGGAGGCGAAATCGTTGGCGTCAGAATTATCAATCCCGGAACTGGATACACCGGAGGTGCCGTTACTTTTTCTGGTGCCGGAACAGGAGCAACCGCCACTCTGTCCGCTTCGCCTGCATCGGGAAACAACCCAGCGGCCTCACTCCTCACGCAGCAGCGTCGTGTCTATGCTGGCACGTCAAACCTTCCCATGTCAATTTACGGTTCTCGTCCGCGCTTCCAGGACAATTTCAACTACGATTATCTCGCAGTAGCAACTGATCCGTTTGATCTGTCGATTGACTCAGAAGAGCTGACGCCGATCAAGCACCTTATGCCGGTTGATCTGGGCTTCATGGTGTTTACTGGCGGCGCAGTCCACCAAGTGCTGGGCGCAAACGATCAATCTATAAACGCAGACAACGCGACGCAGCGGCCTATCACAGATGATGGATGTGCAAACGTCGCTCCGCTTCGAGTTGGCGATCATATCATCTATGTCATTCGCGGATCAGCTGGGGTCAACAGTATTCAGCCAAGCAATCTTCGAAACTACTATGAACTCGCCGACCGCAGTTTGTTTTCCAACCATTACTTCACCGGGGAAAACCGCGTCATTGCCTGGGCTTTTGCAAAGGTGCCTTTCAGGCAGGCTTGGGTGGTTCGCCAGGACGGCACGATGCTGTCTTGCACCTACGTCCCCGATCAAAACGTCTATGCCTGGACTGATCATGGCACCTTGGGGTTTGCTCACTCTGTGGCAACCGCAATCGAAGCCAATGTAAACACTGTCTACTTTGTTGTCGAGCGAACTGTTAACGGCGTGGTGAAAAAGTTCTTCGAGCGGATGGACAGCTACATCATCAACTCAGAAGAAGACATGGCTGCAGTTGATGCTTATACAGAAACGTCGTTGACTCCTGGCGCCGGAACGATTTCGGTCAGCGCCTCTACCGGAACAGGCGTGACTATCACTTCAGCTGATGCGCCGTTTACCGCTGATATGGTGGACAAGCATCTTCGAGTCAATCACGGGCGGATCAAGATAACAGCTTATGTTGATGCCAACAATCTCGTTGGAGATGTTGAGTTGCCCTTGACTCAGCTTTATCCCGAGACTCAATTGCCAATTGCTTCTTCTCAATGGACAATTGATCCCCTTGTTGAAGAGGTTACGGGCCTGGGGCACCTTGAGGGCCTGACTGTAAGTTTGGTCGCCGACGGCGCACAACAGCCTGATGTGGTTGTGACTGACGGAGTGGCTGCACTCACACAACCCGCATCGCATGTTGTTGTCGGGCTCAACTACACCGCGCTGTTTGAAACCCTGCCGCTTTACAGCACCTCGCAAGTAATTATCGACAAGAAAAAGCGAGTTGTTTCTGCCAGTGCTCGGTTGCTCAATGCGCGCGGATTGCAAGCAGCTAGCGGCGGCAGCGACCGGTTTTATGATATAAAAATCAGAACCTTCGAGCCTTTTAATGCTCCGCCAATGAGGGCCAACGGGATTTATGAGTTCCACGTAACTGGCAACTTCATGGAAGATGCTACCTTTATGCTTCGCAAAAACGGCCCTTTTAAAGCGACTGTCTCTGGCTTTGTCCTTGATGTGGAGCCCGGCCTTGATTAGGTATAATGAAACGCAAGGACCAAACTGGTCCGATCGGACTTTCGAGGTCTTTGACAATCAAGCTCGTCTTTTCGTAATCGGCTGCAAGGTGCAGAGCTTGATCGAAAAGAAACTCTATATCGGAATTGATGAGGTAATCCCTCTGTCTTTTTCTCAGCTTCGTAAACTGCGAGGCTTATTCGCCCATGCTTTTGCTGGTTGGAAAGTAACAGCTTTGGTCGAAGAACAAAACACTACAGGACTAGCGTTTGCGCGGTTCTTCAAACTCACACAAACCGGACGGGTTGCCGGAGTCATAACTTTTGAGAGGGATTGCTAATGGCTTTTCTCGCACCTCTTGCCGGAACACTTGCGGGCGCAGCTGCTAATGTTGCTCCTCTGCTTTCTGCCGGAGGCTCGATCCTCGGCACCGTAAGCACGATCAGCGGCTTGAATTACCAAGCAGCCATTTCAGAACGCGAAGCAGCCTTTGCCGAGCGTGAGCGGCTGTATGCACAAGAAAAAGGCCAGATCAACCAACAAGAAGCTGACCTCGCCGCAAAAGCTGAAATCGCGGCTATGGAAAACAAACAAGCCGCGTCGGGCTTTGAGGTTGGTTCAGGCTCGTTTGAACAACGTCGTCGAGTGGCTAGTATTCTTGCCAAACGTGATGCCCTTCGCATTCGCCAAGACGCCGATCGAGAAGCAGAACAGTTGGCTGAAGTTGCTCAAGCAAAACGATCCGAGGCAAGCATGGCAAGGCGCAGCCGCCTGTTCGCTGGCGTCGGCGGTGTTTTCGATTTTGGCACTTCGCTTATCAACGGCGCAGAATTGGCAAACAAACTCAAGGCGTCCGCCATTCGGCGTGATGCAGCAATGGCGAGGTATTCTTGATGGTCGGTGAAGTTCGTCCTAGCAATCGGCAGGTTCTTGCAGACAGCCCTCGTATTGTGCCGGGGGCATTCGGCGAAGGCTTGTCTGACTCTGTGCAACGTTTTGCAAACTCTGCCATGGACTACCGGCTTAGCGAAGACGAGATCCTCAACGCCCGGACTTCTCTGAAGATCGCGCACAAGCAACGGCAAGAAGCGCTGGATCGCTCCAGCACTCAGGTTGAAATCATTCGTGCACGAGCTCAGCTCACAAAAGACTTCGAAGAACTCCGTCGGTCACTTCCGCCAGACTATGCCGGCTTTACAGAACAGGTCGAGGCAAAAACGCGAGCAACCGTCGAGGAAATCAAGAAGAAAATTCCGGAAAATCTGCAAGCGGACTTTGCACCGGATCTCGAGATCTTTACACAAAACTTCATCTCGTCTTCTTACTTGACAGAAATTGAGCAAGGCGACGCAGAATACGCAAGAAAGCTGGACGAGCTCATTCAATTGGGCACCAATCAGGTTTTGTCCGGGGAAGACAACTATGCCAATTG